CTGTGGGGGTCTTACGACCAACGTATGAGCTTTGCTCATTGCAGTTTAACTGCATAGGCCTCTCGGCTGTCACGTAGTGACCTGATAATAATAATAGTGATAACAATAATAATAATAATAATAGTGATGATGATGAAAAGGGACTACGGTAGACTTCTTGATAGTCATGGCTGGTAACAATCAGTCTCAGATAGTCATGAGTGTCAACCGGTTTCAATCGTAATAAAAAGATGACTTTTCCTCCTCCCTCGAGTCGTCCTCCTCGTCATGCTCACCGTAATCCAGTTCCAATGGCCCTTTGTTGATGTACTTCTTGGCCTCGGCGCTAAGCCAATCAATCGCTTTGACCCCCACGTTCTTGAGTAACCAGCGCACGGCATCACCAAAGAGTCCTTGTATCTTCTCGTGGTCCGCGTACTCTGGCCGGTTGATGTACTGATGGATGTCCTTTGTGGCAGCACTAAAGATTGGGTCAATAGACCACAAGTTCTGGCCAGTTGATATCTAGGCTGGCGCAAAAGGGTTTTGCATGACATGCCTGATGTCCATCTTACGCAAAATGTCAATTGGGTTTGCAAATTGCATGTCAAGCGCACATTCACGAACCTCCAATGGACATTCCTCACCTGGTATCACTTCAAAGTGCCTGACGACTTCCACGTCATATGAAATGTTCGTGTTTGACTCGAAGACAATGGAGATGAGGTGTGGTCTTCCCATGTCCTCCGCACAATACGCAAATTGGGCGCCATTCCATGTGGGATCAGCAGCCACCAGCTGGATGTCGTTAATGTATTGCCACTGTGCATCTGCTGGGCGTTTGCCGAAGTAACTGATTGGCCCATTAAATCTGTTCGCGGCCGATGCCACATCTGGTCCCTCAGGTTCAAGCAGATTGAAGGCAACGAGCGGAACGTCATACCTCTAAACAGGTTTAAATTCGTCAGCAGCGAAATCCTGGGTAATTCCGTAATACCTGTCCACGTCCTCCAAGGTGTGTGGTCGGTAATTGCATTGCATCAAAAACCCAGCTCTAGTGGCAGTACTCTGTGCTTATGACGGAAAAAGCTTGATAGCATATTTTTACGTTGGGCCTGTTTCCTGCATTCGATCCCATGATGTCTAAGGTGTTCCGCCCCTAGGTTTGTACACAACGCGTATACTACCAGTTTCCGTGATCGCGGTACTGGACTTAAAGATACGAATGCCTGCAGCCACAAGCCTCAATTTTCCAGCCCATTTCCCCTCAAGTTGTGTGAAAAGTGGTGGCATAGGCAACGTTTAATATTGCCAAATGTTGGCTCCCGCGGGAGCTGCGCCGCCCCAAATTGCCGCAGTGCGTTGAGCGGTTCCAGTGGAGTAGGCAGCATACTGCTACACGTCTTTCACCAACGGGGCGTCAGTGGATAACGGAGGGAACTGGCCGGTTGGATCGTTGAACACAACAACTGGGTGTGGTCTGATGGCCGTTGGATTATAAACCAACATGCACTTGCCGGTGTTGTTGTACCCCGTAGTGTTCAACGTGAAAGATTCAAATTGACAGTGAGTGAACGTCGCAACGGGATCAAGAGATGGCAACCTGCAGCCAACTGCGTCTTTTGCAAACGGGTCGATGAGCGCCAATAGGTACTTCTCTGACCCGGACTTCATGATTGTCTCGACCCCATGATCAAAGCGTTTTTGCACTTCTTGAATAGCGTTCCTCAACTACCTTGGGTCTATGTGGAGCTGATTGCGGTTAATTTCCAGTTATTGCTCCAGCTGGTCGACCCGGTCTTAAGCGTCCCGCAATTCCTACACAGTGTCTGGTTCAAAGCCCCGCACTTAGCTGAGATCTGCCATTGGTCCTCTCACCCTTTTGGTGTCTGCCTCAACCTTTGACGACTTGGTGGGTGGTTTGTCGAAGTATTTGATCCGTTCCTCAAAATAGCTTGACAATTATGGTAGCTTGATCAGGTTCGTGTAGCTGACAGCCTTCCTCAAGAATTCCGGATACTTCGACGTGTTGAACTACCGCTGACCGGCGTCAACTTTGGCGTACATAGTGGTTTTCGCATCCCAATTGAACCCTAACTTGCCATTGTGAACTGATGCGATTTTGATCCAGCCCCGGATGTCAGAGTACTTGCCGCCTCGTTCCGCCCGGTACTGCTTGGAGTCCGCGTGGATCAAAACACCGTGCTCTGCAAGCATGGGTATGAAGTTGTCATGGGATTGTATCTGCGGCAACCACGAAACATCTTTCAAAATGTAAACAAGGCATTTCCAATCCACACCCTTAACATCGCCAAGAACGATGGTTTCCCTGAAATCCGTCGCGTTGCCAGCTGCAACAGCGGCTTGCAACTTATCTGACACAAGTTTGTACTGCGCTGCGATGGAATCCATGTTTCCTTTAATAATCTAGTCGGCACCGCGTGCGAGTAGCCTGTCTGGTGTGATGACGTCAAACACCGCATTGGCGCCTTGGCAGTCTCGGAAGATGCTTGGATAATCTGAGGCTAGCAACCGGTGGGATCCTGCTCGCACTCTCAGCGTCATCTTCTTCATATCCTCACCATAAAGCTCATCGAGAACCTAATGTGGGGCCGTAGTCACTAACCACGCTTTATAATCTCCCTCCTAAGGCCTTGCCACGCCTGGTTGAAATTTGGGGTCACAGGCTTGGCAGAACTCGACCAATGGAGGCCACAATTGCATCGCATGGACCAAAGATTACATCTTACCACGTAAGTATGCGTCCCTCTTTTTGCCCGGTTGCTTGGTCGCCCATCCAAGTTTCATCAGCAGTGATCCGAGTTCTCTATAAGCGCTCGTTCTGCCATCGCTCTTGACATAAATCATTTTGCAGAATTGTGCTCCGTCTATGCTATCCCCGATGAAGTCGATCTTCGTGTCAAAGCCCAATCGGCTCATAATTGCAGTGAATCTCTCGACCGGCACGTCTGCATCCCACCCGAATATGTTGTCGTCGCCCTCAACGATGAAATCCATGTGACTCTGTGTGACGTGATCTACGTATCTCATGACCAATTCCGATAGCAGCGTGTTGGTCAAGGACGTGGTCATCTCCCCTGAATTGCGCCCGGTCGGTGAGATTAGTACGTAGTTCTGGGTGCTGATGTGATTAGGCTGCTGGGCGATACTGGCCCAGACGCGTGCCCAGTCCTTGCCAAGTATCGTTTCCATGAGAGCTTTTTCAATCTCCCATATCTTTCCCCTTTGGGCAGCATCGTAAGACCCAAAGTCGGCACACGCAACTTTGCGCTTGACACCGATTCGGTCTGCTATGATCTGTATGGCTGTGGCAGGGTCCATACGTTTGATCATATGCTGGCTCTAATAAACCTGTTCCGCCACGAAATCATATGGCACGGCACTTATCGCTCTAAGATGTTCAGTTCTGGCAGCGATTAGCCTAGGCTTGGTCTTACCGAGTGTAATCTCTTTCTTAATGCACCCTATGGAGTGGCTGAACACTTCCCGAAGTGACATCAGCTTGTTGATCTTGCTGATTTGTCTCTCCCTCTACGCCTCTGTACGACTGGATGCTCTAACTCGATCAATCGCCTCTTGCCAAATCGATGCGTCATGCTGTTAGATCCTGGCGTCATAATGATAAGTGCGCTTGATGTAGTCGATCGCAAAAACCACAAACCTACGAATCTCATCCTGGCATGAGTACGCCGTGCTTACCACCTGCCTTTGCAGTAGTACATAACGCTGATTGTGTCTGCACTAACTGTAGACGCTCACAGGCAAGTCCGTGAATACGGGCCCGCATTACCATGCGCCCCTCTTGCAGCAAGGTTGGTTGGTGGATTGGCTTTTCGCGGTCAATCACTAGTCCGAGTGAGCGGCCAATTTAAGATCACCAACGCACGCTGTGGTCAGCTCCAACCTGCCAAACGGGTCCTCAACGATATGACTTGGTTGATAATTGGCATCAAACGTTAATGTCTCGTTCTCAAAGACTTCCTCACATCCGCGAACAGTGAGCCAACCGAGTGTAGCTTGTTCATAGTGGAGGTTCATTGTGGTGCCAACCAATTTCCCAAGTTCTTGTTTGAAAATTTTCAATTCGCTTCCAGACAAAACACTGGCCCTACAACCGTCGCATTTACAATCCTGTGCATTCTTGAGCTGTAGTTTGCGACCCAAACTCTTCGGTAAACCAACCCAAGCGTGTCCCAAATGGCAAGCTATGATTGCAGGTCTCACGGTTTTGATCGTGTCAGTTGGTTTGCAATCAAGGTAATAGCCGTTTGGTGAGTTGGAACAAAGCAGTGCAAAATCACCAACTGTCCTCAGGTAAGTCAATAATTGGTGGCATGTCACTCCGTCGACTGACCTCAACATGAACCCGTGTTCCGGGTCAACTTCGGACAACTTGTCCACTGGGTTGGGTAATTTGACAAGTTGTTTGATGCTCTCATCTGGTAACCCTTTCTAGAAGGCCCTAGCGATTAAAGCTGCTTATGCGCCACATTGCACTGCCGTCTCACCCGATCCTGCGTCATAAAACTCTATTGCATCGAGTCCTTTCCTGTTGGTGATGAGATTAACCTAACCCGCCAGTTATGATGGTTACATGAGGATCACATCACCTGACTACCTGCTCGAACTGCCACAATTCAGGTTCTTTGCGGCCGTAACGAGGGTCTCACTAGGACGGTGGAGACGCCACCCGGCAACATCCACCGAGAGGTGGCCGTCGTCACATTGCCTAACCCAATCTTCAATTTTCCTATCCATAATCTTCATCAATGCAATGACGTCCCAGGCGGCGTACTTGATGAGACACTCTTCACAAGTCGGCGCAGCTAAGAGTCCGAACTGGTACCATGCAACTTTCATGGGCACTGGTGGGATGCCACTAATTGAGTTGGCAACCTTGTCAATGCCAATGCGTGCACCGGAAACTGAAATCCTGGGGTCTAGTTGCAAGTCATAAACATAAGGATACACAGTGCGCTCTAATGTGGCGTCCCAAGCGTAAGCACAAGTCCTTGAAGCTGCTGCTTTCGCTAGTGCAACTTGTGCAATGTTTGCAACGTGAGGGCCGCAAATGACCACAACTCGTCCTGGTTATGCTATCTGCACGGATGCCAGCTTTCCTGTAGCGGCATCGCACTCAACATCGATTGCGAAAGGTTAGCAATGGTCCCACGCCAAGTGACCATCCCTGATCACCTCAACAACCATAGCGAACTCGTTGTAGTAAACCTGCTGGTTGCTAAGATGCGCAGTGTGGGGGGGTTTCTGTTACACTGATTACGTTCGAGGGTAGTAATCGTACACGCCAATAACGTCTCCCGTGTCCAGCCATCCACGCACTCTGCGTTGTTTTGATTTTGATTTCGATCTGGATTTTGATGACTTGGTGCTCCCATGGTGGTATTACTGTTTTTCAGATGATCTGCCACGTTAGAGACGCTGCCTTTCTGGGCAGTTCTTGTAATGATGCTCCTCTCCGCACACTTTACATAACCCTTAGTCTGCCATTTGCTTGCGTCGCTGACTAAAGCCGCCCTCCGGCAATGGTGGGCTCGCACCACGATCCTCGCGCGCAAACTTTGATGGTTTGTCTGTTGGCTGAGGCACATTCACAGGCTCTACCTGCTCAATAGCTCTTTTTGGGGGGACAGGTTGGTCAAATATTGGAGGTCTTGGCCTGACTTCATAACTCCTCTTGGGTTGTGGGGCACCGATATTGTACTTGCCTGCGTAGTCTACGCGGAACAAAGCAAGTCTGTCTGTGTATGCACTGACACGCTAAGTGTGGGCATAGTTGTCGTAAGCAGTGGTGGTCACTTGCCCTTTGTACGAGCCGGTTAACTATCTAACTTGTACGTCTTGGGCCTCTCTGGGTACCTTAGGATGGAGAAGATATTGATTTGGGGTGCGGATAGCCCAGGGGTGATTGCCCCAATCCTCAAATGTCGCGGAGTGCAAAGGTGCGCACTACAGAGCGTTGACGTATTGGATCGTCCAATCACTTTTATTCCTGCGAGTCTTGAACAAATACTCCGCAGCATGCTTCTGTTCCTCTGTCACAGCACACGCATGGTGTAGAGCGTGGAGGATCATCTTTTGGAACGCGGTCATCGCATCAATGTGGAACCACCATTCGTCTGTATCGTCCTCAGCGCAACAACAAGCAACAGGTTGACCCGTAGTCGACACTCTATTGAGTTTCAGCCATATTCTGGTGTCGGTGAACCAACATGGAGTTTTCCTAGGGTACAATTCCCGGAATTCTTGGCTGTACCACACGCGTCTAACATCCAACAACCGCCAAGGAATCGGTAAGATTAGCACCGGCCGATAGCTCCCGTCCATGACCCCGAGTCGTGACAACTTGTCGACAATGGTTTTGTCGATCCTGCCTATATTGTAGTTTTGCTGCATGAGTTGGGTAATTTGACCCGAGCCGGTCTTGATGTCTGATTGCGCAGCGAGCATACATCTGGCGGGTACCAACTGGCCATCGAGTAAAGTGATCCTGTTGGGCAAGCAATCCGCAGCAACGGCGCCCTTGGATGAATCTTTGCTCTAACCCATCATGTTGTACCCGGTCGGATAGTATTAGCATTCATCCATAAGAATGCGGTGTGCACATTGCGGTGAAGAACATTAGCATCTTGGAATGTCAATCACGTCGAACACTGTCCAACGATGCACTGAAGTGTGGCCCATCTTGGATTTGTCTCGCGCCTGCAGAGTCCTGCCATAGTTTGTGTACGTGGAGAAATCGGCTATGCTGGCTGACCCATGCTGGTACTTATCAGAAGTGCCGCCTATCGTCATCGTTGTGCCCCAAGGTCCGCATTCCAAGGTGGTGCACATTGAGGACATAGTGCTCAATTATTCAATGGTGGAGAACCTAAGATCTAAGTCCACAGTGAACACAACGTCACCTTGGCGTGCGTGACGCAACACTGAATCACCAATATAATAGGTGGAGTTGATGGCAACGAACAGTGACCGACCAGTTCTTTCAATTCTGGGGATATCCTGAAGCCTGCCACGATAGTGGACAGCGGTCTGATGCACAGATGAACCATGAAATTTAAAATCTTTGCTGTCATTGCAGGGGTTAACGTAAATGGTTTTGACCCCTGGATAAGCTTTCTCACGCGCTGGCAGTCCCCCAATGTAGATGACATTGTCCACCTCCATGGTCATATTGAACGCCTTGACCAGTGCGAGGCGCCTGTCTTGGGCCGCTTTCTCATGCAAGTTAATGGACGTTGACGCGTGTTCTTGTCTCTCGTGCAGACCGTGATTGATCCAAGCCCTTGCAAGTTGCTCGTAACCTTATAGGTTCAACGGTAGTGGCGTGGGCAATCCCAGTGATCGAGTGTTGCGCGCACTGGCTTCACTAAGCACCATCTGTAGTCTTCCTTACGGCACCGCCACAGTGACACCTGCTGTGACTGTAGGTTCATTGAAGGCGCACAACACTGCAGCACACAACAAAGTGGACAATACTATGGCCTGTTTGCTTTAAAGCAGCTCTTTTGCGATGATGTGGGGATTGTGCTCAGCGGAAGCTTCAAGCAATGTCCACTCTGCGAAATACAGATCACCAGCCCCCTCTGTATAAACTGTCAATCCCGAATTCACTCTAGCGGGTGTCACTTCCTGGATCTTCACCCTGACCTTACCAAAGATCACCTCTTTGGATTAAAGTGTCCCGTCATCCTCTTTGGCCAAAACTTGACCTACCACCTCATCCACCTGGCGGGATGCTTACGAGTTTTGAGTGACGTCCTCGACCAACAAGTCCTCGGAAGAGTGTTAGTGCGAGGCCGCCCTGTTTGCATGAGGCTCAATCATATGTTTGGTCTCTGGATGATGTTGCACACTGGTCAACTCACTCACCGATTTATTGGCGCGTTCACGATCTGAGGAAGAAGGGGAAGGAAGGTCGTTCCCATCTGGCGCGTCGAGTATTCCTTGTGCAGCACGTTGCATCGCACCGAACTTGTCATGCTGCACCTCCACGAGTTTGATCTCCCGCAATGTTGACTGTTCTGGCACTGTTTTGGCAGCGTGCAACAACTCAGCGAGCACGATTCTTGTGCAGTGGTCAACTGGGTACCCAAAAATGCCCGACGACACTAGTGGCATAGCAAGTGCTTTTGCCCCGCAGGTTGCAGCTTATTCCACGGCAGCGCGCACGGCGGAGGCTAACAAGACAGCGCATCGTTCCTGCTAATCCTCGTCGTAAACCGGACCCACGGTGTGCACTACCCATCTGATGCCACGCGCAGTTAGTTGTCCAGAACGAGTTGTAACTGAAGCGCCAGTTGGAATAACCTGGCGCACATCCATCAGCCGGCGACATTCATCATCGAATTCTGGTCCAGCGGCGAGTCTGATTGCCTTCGCCACACCCCCGGCGTGATTAAGGTGCATGTTTGCAGGGTTGACTACAGCATCGCAACCAGCGTCGAACAAGCTCACCTCTTCCAAGCTGACACGAACTCGACCTGATACCACCGACTCAACCATCACGTTTTCACAAGGTTCTTGATCCGGTTTGATCGCCGGGATCTTTGCTTCGAGGCAAGCTGGAGGGCGAGACAGTTCTAAGCTAGCTCTAGTGGCCATGTCCTCCAAATCACTAGCCTATTGCTCCAAGCGTAGTAAACTAGCCCTAGCACTTGATGCTGGCGCAGGATGTGAACTTTCCATGACACTGTGCCCCTTGTACTTCGCGAAGATACTATTCAAACAGTTCATCTTGTGCTCAGACCACGCCGCACTCAGAGCTTGTTGGTCACTAGCGGGTAGCAATGTGCGCCCGATCTCATAGGCCACGTAACCCGTAAAGATGAGTTGCTCTGGCTCAAACCTGATCTTCCTGAATCGCTTAACGGACACCAATCTTGGTCTACGCCGCAGCATTTAGTCAGCAGTGATACTAGAAACGACTCTGGCCTCCATCCTCATTTCTGTGAGGACTGCTTGTAGGGTGAGTTCAGGTACGCCATCATCACCAGAATCACTCTCGACCGTCGCTCTTGCCATCGTGGTACCAACGCTGACGTTACTTAGCGTGGCTTCTTATTGCAATCGCGTCAAGCTTCCCAAACAATCGAGAACAATGGAGCAATCTCTGACCGCAATTTTCAATGCAGTGGTCATAGGGTCCGGGTGTTTCAAAATGGTAAGTCCCATGTGTAGCGTTGATGCAACGCAAAGCACCCTATGGGGGTTCTGTTCACACACCATGCACCTAACCGCAGCTGCTGCTTGTTCGTACTGTGTCTTTGCGATCGCCACGGGGTCTGCAATTTAGCTGCGCATCAGCACATCCATTGCACTGTGTATGTTTTGGACCAGCAGGTCGTAATCATTGACCCATGCCACCTGCTGGCTGGTTGGGGTCTCTAACAACATACCCGTAATCTTGCCAGCATTTGCATCCCCAGCAATCTGTACAACGATCGGGTATATGTGTTCACCGATGGGGTCCCTATTCCCGCCCGCTTGCACGAGAGACACCAACCAATTTCCTTTTTGATTGTAAATGGTGCCGACAGTGTTGCTCGCTGGCTTGACCAACATACCCTTGACCTCGTATTTCG